TGGCGAACGCAAGATTAGCATTCGGTCTGGTCATGGTACTGGTAAGTCTACAGCAGCATCGTGGGCAATGCTATGGTATTTTTTGATGCATTACCCAAATAAAGTTGTTGTAACTGCGCCGACATCTAGTCAGCTTTTTGACGCGCTGTTTGCAGAGCTTAAACGTTGGATAAATGAGCTGCCAGAGAGTTTGCAAAGCGTGCTGAATGTGAAGTCAGACCGCGTTGAGCATATGTCTGCGCAGAGTGAGATGTTTATTTCCGCTAGAACGTCACGCGCAGAAACGCCTGAAGCTTTGGCTGGTGTTCACTCTGAGCATGTTATGTTGGTTGTGGATGAGGCTTCTGGTGTGCCTGAGCAGGTATTTGAGGCTGCGGCTGGGTCTATGTCGGGTCATAGTGCGACTACGATTATGCTGAGCAACCCTACGCGAAGCAGCGGTACGTTTTTTGAAAGTCAGACGCGCATGGCGGATAGCTGGTGGACACGCCGTTGGTCATGCGTGGATAGTCCGTTGGTGTCGGATGAGTTTGTTGAGGAGATGCGGATTAGATATGGTGAAGAAAGTAATGCTTATCGTATTCGTGTTCTTGGTGAGTTTCCTCTGGCTGATGATGACACGATCATTCCATACCACTTGGTAGAGAATGCTACGCATCGTGACGTACAGATTGATGAGGATACGAAGCCTGTCTGGGGCTTGGATGTTGCACGGTTTGGCACGGATAAGACTGCGCTGTGCAAGCGTCAGGGTCCGATTGTGACTGAGATTATGGCGTGGCAGGGGCTGGATTTGATGCAGACTGTTGGTCGTGTTGTTGCTGAGTATGAGGCGTTACCGCCCTCGCGACAGCCAACGCAGATACTTGTCGATAGCATTGGTGTAGGCTCAGGTGTGGTGGATCGCCTGCGTGAGATTGGCCTACCTGTGCGCGGCGTGAATGTTGCCGAAAGCCCATCCATGGGCGATACCTATTTAAACCTGCGCAGTGAGCTTTGGTTTAAGACTAAAGGCTGGCTTGAGGATCGCTCTTGCAAGCTGCCGAAGAATGACAAGCTGATCGCAGAGCTAACCAGCATTCGCTACAGTTTTACCAGTTCAGGCAAGATGAAAGCTGAGAGTAAGGATGAGATGCGCAAGCGTGGCTTAACCTCGCCTGACTTGGCTGATGCGCTGTGCTTGACGATGGCTTCCGATGCTGCGACTGCGTTATCTGGTGCATTTAATAGCTGGCGAGGCGAAATAAAACGGAATTTGCGTGGAATTGCGTAATGTGATACGTTTGCAGCAAAAGGAGTTAGCTATGGCGTATGGAAAGAAAATGGGAAGCAAAGCTGGTTTTAAACCGTGCAAAGGTTGTCCAACCCCTATGGCGTGCAAGCGTAAGGGTAAATGTATGGCTAAGGCTAAGAAGTAATGGCGAAGGGTCTTTATGCAAACATTCATGCAAAGCGTAAGAGAATTGCAGCAGGCTCTGGCGAAAAGATGCGCAAGGTTGGTGCAAAAGGTGCGCCAACTGCTGCAGCATTTAAGAAAGCAGCTAAGACAGCTAAGAAGAAAGTGAAGAAGTGATGTAATGTTTACCGCGTTTGTTCTCTTGTGCGCCCAGAATTACTGCTTTGCAGTCGGTGGGCCTGCGTATGCGAGTGAGAACGAATGCATTGCTGATTTTATGCAGAACGGGGTTCCATCTTTGCAGGTGAAATATCCAACGTATACAATCATGCAGGTTAAGTGTTATGAATGGGAAAAGCAGGTGAAGTCCTAATGCCGTATTCTAAGTATAGCCCAAAGCAAAAGAAGTTAGCCGCAGTGGCTCCACCACGCAAGAAAATTACTGGCGCAGACTTGAAGAAGCTGAGCAAAAGCAAAAAAGGTAAGAAGAAATGAACGCAGGACAGGCATTAGGCTTATTGGCTGGTTTGGGCGGTGTTAATGCGCTAGGCGGTGGCATATTAGGGGAAGCGCTTGGCGGCAAGGCTGCGACACGCAAACGCTTTACTGGCTTGCTGGATATGTTGGATGGCGGCGGTGCAGGCGCATCTGGTGATAAGTTTGAGGGTGGCGGTTTAGTTTCGATGCTGGGCAATCTTTTTGCTAAACCACTTGAGGCTCAGGGGAATGTTGAGCGCATTGCAAAAACAGTAAGGGATGAAAAAGCAACTCCCTCGACTTCATCCTCAGAGACTTCCGAAAGAGAAAACAGTCTTCTTTCTGCAGCGCTAGCAGACATTGAGCGCCAGCGTGGCCTTCAGCAAGATTTATCTGACCCGCGTGATCAGCAAGGCGCTACTGCATTTCGCACCCCACAGGCTTCGGATTATCCAAGCATGAGTATGCCATACATAGAAGGTTACACAGTTCCGACTGGCTCAGCTAGCGAAGAAGCTGGCCTTCTTAGCGGAAACCAAGTCGTCCCATCTATGGTAAACTACAATCCATCAGTGCCAAGTTTACTTGCATTTGCTCAGGATAGGGATTTTCTTTCTCCCGTCGTGCAGCAGGATTATGCGGATTATTTGCAATATTTGAACACAGGGCGCTACCCACGTGACTAAAGACCCCCGCCTCGCCCGCGCTGGAGTATCGGGTTATAATAAGCCCAAGCGCACTCCAAGCCATAAAACCAAGTCACACGTAGTTGTGGCAAAAGAGGGCGATAAGGTTAAGACCATTCGCTTTGGTCAGCAAGGCAAGACGGGCGATAAAACTATGACAAAGCGTGCTAAGTCATTTAAGGCGCGCCATGCAAAAAACATAGCCAAGGGTAAGATGTCTGCGGCTTACTGGAGCAACCGCGTTAAGTGGGAAATGCCATGGAAGTAATAAAACTTGATAGCGGGCGATATGCAAAAAATTGTCCGTCGTGCGGATTGCGGCAAACTTACCTTCGTAAGTGGTATGCTGAGGCATCCTTGCGTGAGGGCAAGCTATGTAAGTCATGTTCTAATAAAATTACAGAAAATTGTCATCGCGGATGGCATCGAGGGATTAGGATTTCTTGGTTTAACAAGTTCCAAACGTCAGCGTCTTTGCGCAACATAGATTTTACCATTACCATTGACGATGTAGCTGACATTATGGACGCGCAAGGTGGTACTTGCGCTTTAACGGGTTGGTGCATTGATTTCCCGCAAGTAGGCCACCCACACAAGGTAAACGCATCTATTGATAGAATTGACAGTCAGTTTGGCTACATAAAAGACAATGTTCAGCTTGTGCATAAGATGGTAAATATGTGCAAGCAGCAATACGAACAAGAAGACTTTGTGCAGATGTGCGAAGCCGTAGCAAACAAGGTAAAATGGTAGATGTTACTTACAACCTTTGCAGAGTTTAAATCGAGTAACAAAGTGAAGTGGTAGACCATATAGTAATATATATGCTATAAATAGCCAATCTTAGGAGTTTAACATGGCAATTACAACCTACGCAGATTTAAAGACTGCAATCGGGGATTGGCTAAACCGCGCTGACCTTGATGAAAAAATCCCAGACTTTATTGATTTAGCGGAAAGCACTCTAAACGACGTGCTGCGTAGCGCCGATATGGTTGCGTCAAATACAACTGCAATCACATCTGGTCGCGCCGCGTTGCCAGCGGATGCGCTAGAGGTCGTGTACGCGCAGGTCGCGTCTACTGAGGATGAGCCGTTAGAGCAAATTACGCCGCAGCAGCTTACAATGCTACGCCGCACGCGCACACGTTCTGCGGCAAACCCGCGCTTCTTTGCAATCATTGGTCGTGAAATGGTTGTAACGCCGTCACCGTCTGGCTCTCTGTCGATTGACATTGACTACTACCAACGCATTCCGTCTTTGCGCTCTGGTGCGTCAGACGGTACAAACTGGCTTCTGACAGATGCGCCGCATGTGTATCTTTACACGTCATTGCTACATGCAACGCCATTCCTAATGGATGACGCGCGTTATCAGGTGTTCAACAACACAGTGTCGCAGCAAGTTATGGCGGCAGTCAAGTCGCAGCAGACGCTATCGTTTGATGACGTTAAATCCGCTGGCTTCTCGTTGTCTGCGCCTGCTGACGTTGCATCTGCTCAACAATCTGCATTGGCTGCTGTTAGCAACGCTGCAAACAACGCATAAGGTGACACATGCCATCGACATACGCGGAACTCAAAGACCAAGTTAGAAACTTCATCAATAAGCCTGACATCGATCAGACGATTGATACGTTTATTGACTTGGCGGAAGCCGACATCGCGCGCAAGGTTCGCCATTGGAAAATGGAAAAGCGCGCGACAGTTCAGCTAGACGATCAGTATTCGCGTGTGCCGACTGACTGGCTAGAGAGCATTCGCTTTTACTTGAGCGGTGGCGATACTTATGAGCTTGAGCTGGCTTCTCGTGCTGAGCTGCTAAATCGCAGAATGAACTCAGTAAATACATCTGGCAGACCAAAGTATTATACAATGAGTGATGGTGCGTTTGAGATTTATCCTACGCCAGATGCTGCCTATACAGCGGAGCTTTTGTATTTCTCACAAAATACTGCGTTGTCTGATGCGAACACGTCAAATTGGCTGCTCTCAGATTACCCTGACGTTTATCTTTACGGAACACTTGCGCACACCGCTCCATTCCTTGGGGAAGATCAAAGATTGCCAATTTGGGCGCAGCTATATCAGTCTGCGCTAGATGGTGTTAATATGGCGTCAGAGAAAGCGCGCTACAGCGGGTCAGGCTTGCGCATGAATATTAGGAGTTACTAATGAGCTTTACAGACTACTTAGAGGACAAAATCCTCGATCACGTATTCGGCGGCACGGCATACACCGCGCCATCAACACTTTACGTTGGATTGCACACGTCTGCGTCTAGCGATAGCGCGGCAGGCACTGAGGTGTCTGGCGGGTCATACGCGCGTCAGACGGCTGCGTTTACCGTGTCAGGCACTAGCCCGACAGAGGCGACGACGGGTTCCGCGATTGAGTTTCCTGCGGCTACGGCGTCGTGGGGTACAGTGACA